GGAGCAGGTGCAGGTGCCGACACTGGTGCAGATAACAAACAAATTTGGATAAGTTTCCTTCGTAAGACATTTGCTGGTCTTGAGGATAAAACTCAAAAAGACCAGATTGACAAATTGTTTGATTTGGCTGTTGCCCAAAAGTGGGATGAAAAAACCTTTATGGAAGCCCTTAAGGGTACTGCTTGGTGGCAAAACACTTTTCCAAGCCTACGCCAGTTCTTCCTAGACACAAATGACCCACGCAACAAAAGCACATTTGCTGAAAAAGTAAAGAACAACATTGATACAATCAATGACACTTTAGAAAAACTTGGAATCTCTGCTCAATTTGTAGACCCAGTTACAGGTAAAGTTAGCGACAACAAAGACTTTATTGAAGGAATTGCTATGGAAGCAATTAAAAATAACTGGGACACTAACCAAATTGAAAATTACTTGGCTACCAAAGGCAACATCCTTTTTACTGGCGGTGGAACCATTGGCTCTTACTACAACCAAGTAAAGCAACAGGCTTATCTATACGGAGTAACTCTTGATAAGACTATGCAAGACACAATTAACTATTCTTTACTTGACCCTAATGACGGTAGAGATATTAACTACTGGTTAAACAATGTTAAGCAGATGGCTATAGATACTCCTGAGTATAAGCCTTTCATGGAATCTCTTAAGGCTGGTCGTAATCTGTACGAAGTAACAAATAGTTATCGCGCTCAAATGGCTAACTTACTAGAGGTTGATTCAACAGCAATTACTTGGAAAGACTTAATGAGTAAGGTTATTGATAACCAATCAGGCAATGCTCGCACATTTGCTGACTTTACAAAGCAGTTAAAACAAGACCCACTATGGCAGTACACCCGTAATGCAAAGGAAACCTATAGCAACATGGCACTTGACCTGGCTAAGATGTTTGGATATATGGGGTAATCATGGCTGAAATAATTGGACCAGATAAATTACTTGCAGACTTACAATTACAACTAAGCAAGACTAATGACCCCGCTAAACGCGCATCATTGCTTGAGCAAATTTCTGCTAGACAAGTAGAGATTACTAAACAATTGGGTGGCTCTGCTGGATTCGGCGGCATGGGGTATATTGTTCCTGGCAGTGTTGAGGGTCTAAAGGGCAAGACTGTTTTAGCCCCTTCGTTTACAGAAGGTGTTTATAGTGCTGTAAAATATGACCCAGTTACTGGCGCACCGATTGATATAACCTTGCAGAAAACCAGCGACCCTGCTGCAAAAGGTACAGATAGATACGACCCAAATGCTACAAATTTAAAAACATATTATGATGCTCAAGGTAATCCAATTTCTCCAACAAAACTTGCCCAAACTCTTGAAGGCAAGAACATGGCTGCTGCTGGTTGGGACATTGGTTTTGGTCCTGGGAAAATTGGACCTGGGGCAAATGATTTTGCAAACCCTGTCAGTACAGATAGTGGCGGCAACCGTTTTTTTAACACAGACGGTAGTGGTTCATCCACAGGTTTATCTGTAACCGATGTTGCAACACAAGCACGCCGTACAGCACAACAAGAGTTTCGTGCAGCACTAACAGATATGGGTCTTGCAGACCTTGCTGATGTTGTTGACGAAATGATTAAGCAAGATTTTACTACTGCTCAAATCCGTTTAGAGTTACCTAAGACAAAGCAATATGAGTTGCGTTTTCCAGGCATGAAAGCCCTTCGTGATGCTAAGCAAGCAATCAGCGAGGCTACTTATATTTCAATGGAAAAGAGTTATCTCCAAACTCTTGGAGCCTATGGGCTAGATGCAAGCGTTCTTGGAAGCCGTGAGCAACTTGGAAAGTACATTGCTAACTTAGTTTCTCCTCGTGAGTTTGAGGAACGCGTTGACATTGCTGCAACCCGTGTTAAAGAAAATCCAGATTTAATAACTCAGTTTAAAGTTTATTATCCAGAGGTAGATAACTCAGCCTTGACTGCATATCTACTAGACCCAAACAAGGGTATGGATATTATTAAGAAGCAAGTTAGAACAGCAGAGATTGGCGCTGCTTCTATTAAGGCAGGCTTTGGTGTATCAACACTTGGAACTGCTGCTGCTGAAGCACTCATTGGAGCAACTGGCACTGCAACCTATGCTGCTTTATCGCAATCATTTGCTAGAGCAAAAGAACTTGCTACACAACAAAGTCGCCTTGCAGCAATTGAAGGGACTGGTTATCAAGACTTAGAAGCAATTGGTGCAATTGTTGGCGGAGATATAACAAAGACACTTGCTTCTCAAGCACGCGCTGAGCGAGAAGTATCTCGCTTTGCAGCAAAGAGTGGAGTAACTTCCACATCGCTTGCAACACCTGGCATGCAAATATAAGAATCCCCACCCTGACCGACCAGCCCAGGGGGGCGTACAAGTCTGGAAGCAATAGCCAAAGTAGTTTCCCCGAACTGCCTTGTGGATTGCGAATACAACTAGAAAAAGGGAGATAGGTAGATGGCTACCAACTATGAATACGATGACGAAGATGACGACACCACAACTGATGTTGTCGGACAACTCCGCAAAGTAAACCGTGCGCTAGAAAAGCGTGCGAAAGAACTAGAACAGGAGTTGAGCGGTCTGAAAACTCAGACTCGTCAGCGTACTGTCAAGGATGTGCTACAGGCTAAGGGATTAAACCCAAAGATTGCTGCATTTATACCAGCAGATATTGATACTTCCGAGGAAGCAATCAGTAACTGGGTAAATGAATACGGCGATGTATTTGGCATCCAAGCACCTACAGAGGAAAAGCCTGCACAAAAGAGTCCAGAAGTTATGGCACAAGCAAGAATCAATAACATTGTCGCTACTGGCACTGCGCCAGATGTTGACGAAGATGCATTTGCAAAGATTGCTGGAGCCAAAACTCGTGAGGACCTAGATGCACTCCTTGGATTGCAATAACTAACCCATACATCAACCAATCACCAGGAGGTGAACCTACATGGCATATACAGACACCACGGCGCTCGCTGGTCTAGTCAAGACAGCGTATGACCGTTATGTTGAATTTGCCCTCCGCGCTCAGCCGATGATTCGTGCTGTTGCGGATAAGAAGCCTGTACAGCAGGCTATGCCAGGCAACTCCGTTGTATTCTCACTTTACAACGACTTGGCAGCAGCAACTTCTACTCTATCTGAAACTACAGATGTAGATGCAGTTGCACTTAACAATGTTGATACAGTTTCAGTAACTCTAAACGAGTACGGAAATGCATCACTTGTAACTCGTAAACTACAGTTGTTCTCACTATCAGATGTTGACCCTGCTGTTGCAGACATCATCGCGTACAACATGGCAGACTCACTAGACACAGTGGCACAAAATGTCCTTGTCCAGGGTACAAATGTTATCTACGGTGGAACACGCACATCAACCGCAACAATCACAGCATCAGACACAATTGATTCTGCTGACCTTCGCAAGGCTGTTGCTAAACTCCGCTCAAACAAGGCTGTTCCACGCGCTGGAAGCCTTTACTGGGTCGGTATTCACCCAGAAGTATCACACGACCTCCGTGCCGAAACAGGCTCTGTTGGCTGGCGTGAATCTCACCTACATACCGATGCATCACTTGGCAACTTGTTTGCTGGTTCCATCGGAACTTATGAAGGTGCTTTCTACATTGAAAACCCACGCATGTACTCTGCTAAGTCAGGTGCTGACCAGACCGCTCTTGCTACCACGGCAGTAACTGTTGCTGGTACATCAGCAGGCTTCACCTTCGGTGTTGCTTCATCTGCAGTCATTGCAACTCGTGCAGAAGTGGGCGACAAGGTTTCAGGAACTGGTATCGCTTCAGGTGCCAAGATTACTGCAATCTCAACTTCAGGTTCAACAACTACATTTACTGTTGACACCGCTAACACTGCTGCTGTAACTGTTTCTACAGTTGTAACAGTAACTCCAGTAACTCGCGTATTCTCAACAATCCTTGCTGGAAAGCAAGCATTGGCAGAAGCCGTATCACAGGAGCCAAATGTTGTTATCGGTCCAGTCACTGATAAGTTGATGCGTTTCCGCCCAATCGGTTGGTACGGTGTTCTCGGATGGAGCATCTACCGCAATGAGGCGCTATACCGCATTGAAACTGGTTCTTCAATCGCTGCACTT